GGGTAAACCTAGAGATTTAGCAAACGTAGTTGCTACTGGAAATATACTTGCTGACGGTGCAGTAGCTCCTGCTGAATTGACAGGTGTTACGTCTACTGCAGCAGAGATAAACATATTAGATGGAGTGACTGCAACAGCAGCAGAGTTGAACCTGATGGATGGCGTCACTGCTACCACTGCAGAGCTTAACTATGTAGACGGTGTCACATCTAATGTGCAGACACAGATGAATACCAAAGCTCCTGTAGCTGACCCAACGTTTACTGGCACTGCTACTGCCCCTACAATTAATGCCTCTACAGCCCTACAGATAGGTGGTGCAGCAATAACAGCTACGGCTGCAGAGCTAAACAAGATGGACGGTGTAACAGTTAGTGCATCTGATATAAACTCTGTAACAGCAAAAGCTCCTACATCAGGACCAACATTTACTGGAACTGTAACAATAGGCGGTGCTACTTATCCTACTTCAGATGGATCTGCAGGTCAGGTGCTAACTACCAATGGATCTGGTGCGGTTAGCTTTGCCGATCCTGCAGGGGGTGGTAGCGCAGACTTTGTGGCGAGTGGTGCAATATCTAATGGGGATGTTGTTATATTAAACAGCAATGGAACTGTTACTGTAGCTACACCAGAGTCTTTTAGTTTTTCTGAGGGAACAGCAGTTAACTTCTCAACGCAATTTGATGGTGGCGTGGGCTATGATAGCACAAATAACAAAATTGTTGTTGCGTGGGCAGATGAAAGTAATAATGCTTATGGTAGTGCTAGAGTTGGAACAATAGACCCTAGCAATAACTCAGTTACATTTGGATCTACTGCCGTTTTTGAATCTGCAGGTGTTAAAGTTAAACATGGTAGTGTGGCGCATGACGTTGCAAATAATAAAATAGTTATTGTTTACAAAGATGAAGGTAATAGTAATTACGGAACAGCCGTGGTCGGAACAATTAGTGGTACGTCTATTTCCTTTGGCACTCCTGTTGTGTATTCATCTTCAAATCAAACTGTAAACAACATAGTTCAATACAGCCCTACAGCAGAAAAAGTTTTAATTGTATATAGAGATACTGGAGATTCTAACAAAGGTAAAGCCTTGGTCGGAACTGTTTCTGGGACAAGTATTAGTTTTGGTAGTGCAGCACAATTTGATACATCTGTAAATACTGTATCATTAGCTTACATAACAACAGCAGATAAATTCTGTATTTATTATCAGGATAATTCAGCAAGCTCTAAACATACTGATGCTGTCATAGCAACAATTAGTGGTACGTCTGTTTCATTCGGATCACCTAATAGAATAAGTCCAAGTACAAGCACATCAGGTGAAGTTCCAAATTACGGAAGGGCTGTTTACGATACAAAAAATGATAAGATGATTTTTACATGGGGTGAAACTGATAACGGAGGTCATGCAGTTGTAGGAACTGTTAGCGGTACTTCTGTATCCGTTGGGTCAGAAGTAATTTTTTCTAGTGATCCTATAGATTCTGACATTGGTGTAGTGTTTGATGAAAACGTAGGTAAAGCTTTAATATTTTACAGAGAAACTGTTGGTGGAACAAGAGTTCGTAAGTTTATTATAGGAACAGTTAGCGGTACGTCTATAAGTTTTAATACAGAAGCTAGCTTTGGCCCTAATACAAACTCTACAAGTAAATATACTACAGTTTATGACTCTGGGTCGAAAAGAGTTGTAATAGCATATGATGATTCTTCTAACAGTGAGATTGGATATGTCACTGTCTTTACTGTTAATGGTACTGTTAACAGAACAGTTTCAAACTATATTGGTGTAGCAGCAGAAGCAATTTCTGATACTGCTACAGGCTCTATCACTATTAATGGTGGTATAAATGAAGGTCAATCAAGTTTAGCCATAGGTACTACTTACTATGTAAGTGACGTTGGTGTTCTGCAAACAACAAACAATGGGCGTAAGATTGGTAAAGCAATAAGCGCATCTAAGATCCTCGTTAATTCAAACATGAGTGGCGATGAAATGAACGCATATCTAGGGGGGTTGGTCTAATGCCAAACATTAGTGATTTAATAGGTGGCTTTGCATCACAGCAAGTATTTACATCATCAGGAACTTGGACAAAACCGTCTTCAATAACAAAGGTAAAAGTTACTGTCGTTGGCGCAGGTGGTGGTGGTGCAGGGCGAGACTCGTCAGATGACAGCTCAATAGGTGGTGGTGGAGGGGGTGCATCTATCGAAGTAATTGATGTTTCAAGTGTATCTTCTGTTACTGTAACTATTGGAGCAGGTGGAGCAGGTGGTGCTAATGGAAGTACAGGTGGCACTACGTCTTTTGGAAGTTATTTACAAGCAACTGGTGGGGCAGGTGGAACAAAGACTAATGCTGATCCCACAGGTGGGGCAGGTGGCGTTGGTTCTGATGGTGACATAAATTTTACTGGTCAAAAAGGTAGTAATAGTATGGTTCACGATATTGCAGGAAATGATTTTGCAGGAGGTATGGGTGGTAATTCTCTCTTAGGTTTTGGTGGTTCATTTATGAAACATGGGTCGGCTGCTCAAGCAGCCACTGGTTTTGGTGGTGGAGGTGGTGCTATGACCACTAATTTGTCAGCAACAGGTGCAGCAGGTAGTGCAGGTATTGTTATTGTAGAGGAGTTTACCTAATGAGAGCTCATGTAGTTGAAGACGGAGTTGTTACTAATACTATTATTGTAAATTCTTTGTCTGACTTTCCTAATTTAGTAGAAGCTACTAGCGGTGGTATTGGTTGGACTTATGATGGATCAAGTTTTACAGACCCAAATGCTCTTACTCAAACTCAGTTAGATGAAATAAAATCTGCTAGTAACAGAAGCAAAAGAAATTCTTTATTAACACAAAGCGATTGGACACAAGCTAACGACAGTCCATTAGCGGCTGAGAAGAAGGTTGAGTGGGCTACGTATAGGACTGCTTTGCGTGACTTGCCGTCTAGTTCTGATTGGCCTGATGTTACGTTTCCAACAGAGCCTAGTTAATGAACAACATTACCCTCACAGTAGAACAGATAGAGACAATGCTAGACAACGCAGCTAGGCGTGGAGCTAAAGAGGCACTACGTTCTATTGGTCTACTTGACGATGATGCTGCCAGAGATATTATAGAGATGAGAAGTTTGCTAGAGGCATGGCGTGACACACGTAAGTCTGTCTGGTCAACAATAGTTAAAGTAACCACTGTCGCACTGCTGACATTTATTGCAGGTGCAGTGTGGATGACAATGGGAAAGTAAGGAATAGAGTATGGCAGAAGAAAATACAACAAACGATATACCTGCATGGGTAGACCCTGACTACGGTTACGATCCTTCTAACCCACGTAAACCCAACATGCGTGAAATGATGGAAGCGATTGCAGGTAAAACTGTAGAAGAAATCTATGCATCGGGTGAAGACTACAGTGATATTTCTCGTATGGCTAATGATCTTATATATGGATCTGTTGGTTCAAATGGAGATACTCGTGATTGGGTAGCAATTAGTAACGCTGCTACGGATGCTACAACTGGAGAGTTTGATAATGCTAAATTTGTCGCAGCTACACAAATCGCTACGTCACAAATGTATGGTGGAACTACAGTAGTTTATGAAGCTGCAGGATATAAAGTAGACGATGCAGGTAATACTCTTATTGGTTCAAATGGTGCTCCAGTACTAATAGATCCACAATTAATTATTAAAGGAAATAACGGTACATATTTAAGATCACTATCTGGTAATGCAGATCAAATGGCACTTACCTTAAAAACTTTTGGTGTGCAAGATGTATCTTGGATAGATAGTGTTTCTTCTGCTATGGGAGATAAATTAAATCCAAAAACACAACAAGCGTTTGATTCATTAAAAGAAACATATAATCCTTTTGGAAGCTTTCAGGATTTATTTAATACAGAAGGTTTAATTACAGGTGTAACGCCCACAATAGATAATTTTAAAATTATATCGGGTAAAACACTTAGCGAAACAGCAACAGGAACAAAAACTACTCAGGTTGGTACAGCAGGAACACAAGTTACAGGTGAGACAGGAGCAAAAAATATTGCAGGTACTTCTAATGTAGTTACAGCAGATATGACACAACAAAATTTACCAGAAACTGTGTCTTATCAATTGCCTCAAGGATATACTGGTTCTGGTTATTTACCTAATACTATGGGTACAACTCAAACAGGTTTACCTTCAGTGACACCTATGACAGGAACATTTACTAAACCTGCAGGTACAGGTATGATAACAAATACTGCAGGTCAACAGTACACATTAGGGAGCGCAACACCCCAACAACAACAGACAACTACTACACCACAGTACGATGTACGTATGTATCGTAACAATGCAGGTATGACAGTTAGTATTACTTTTGTAGGTGGTAAACCCCAAACACCAATTCCTTCTGGTTTTTATCCTGTAGGACAACAACCTGCGAATCAAACACCATTTACACCACAGGTTAATACAACACCTGCACCTACAGTTACACCTGTAACTGGCTTTACTCCCCAGTTTAATATGGCGCAGGGTGGTATTGTACCTGAGTTACCTACACCGTCAGGTAAAAAGTTTGGTGGATTTAAACCAGAGGCACAGGAACGTATAGCACAAAGCCTTGGTTATACAGGTGAGATGCAAGAGTTCGATAAGTTCTTAGAAGAAAACCCTGAGAAAAAAGAAGAAATGGACAAATACACTGAAACAGCTAAACAAATGGCTGAAGGTGGAGCAGTCCTAAAAGCACAAAGTGGTGTAGATGTTACAGGTGCAGTTAATAGTGGCAATGCAACAACAGTGTCACTACAACAGTACGATCCACGTGTACTTAATCAACAGTACATACCACAGCAACCAAACTTTACAGGACAGGATATTACTCAGGTACAATCAACTTTAGCTAAAACTCCTGCACTTCCTTTGGGTTCAACAGTTGTACCTGTAGGTACTCAGGTAACAGCAGATCAACTTGTATCTCCTTACTCAGGTCAGGTAGCAGGTTCACTAGCATTACCTACCGCACTAGCCTCGACACAACAAGCATTTTTACCAAACCAAACTCAGGCTAATATGATGTCACCTGTAGAGGCTTCAGGTGCAATAGCTGCAACTGCAGATCAAACACAAGCTGCACAGTTAGAACAGGTAGCACAGATAAATGCTGCACAAAACGTAGGTACATCCGTAGCTAATGTAGAGGCTGCACAAGGTACAGGAATACTAATGAACAATCCTGTACAACGTCAGATACAGGACGGTGAGTTAATATCTGGTGTAGCTAATGCTCAAACTGCAGCTAGGTTTAACGAAGAAATACAGGCTGCTACTGCTACACCTACAAAGCAAGCTACAGTAGCAGGTCAGCTAGAAGGTCTAATGGCTCAGTTTGAGGGTGGTGAAACACCTGCATGGGCAGCAGGATCAATGAGAGCCGCTACAGCTACAATGGCTGCACGTGGACTTGGTGCATCTAGCATGGCAGGTCAGGCTATTATACAGGCAGCTATGGAAGCCGCATTGCCTATAGCACAAATGGACGCACAGGTAACTTCACAATTTGAGCAAATGAACTTGTCAAACAGACAGCAACGTGCTATACTAGCGGCACAGCAACGAGCACAGTTTATGGGCATGGAGTTTGACCAAGGCTTTCAGGCACGTGTAGCTAATGCAGCTAAAGTTAGTGACATAGCTAACATGAACTTTACCGCTGAACAACAGGTAGCACTAGAGAACTCACGTATTGCAAATACAATGGAACTATCTAACCTGTCTAACTCACAGGCAATGGTAATGGCTGAAGCTGCTGCACTGGCTAATATGGACATGTCTAACTTAAACAATAGACAACAGGCAGCGGTACAAAATGCACAGAACTTCTTACAGGCTGATCTAACTAATTTAAATAACAAACAGTCTACAGAATTGTTTAAGGCTCAACAACGTGTGCAGTCTCTGTTTACAGACCAAGCTGCACTCAATGCTGCACAACAGTTTAATGCAACGTCACAGAACCAGACGGATCAGTTCTTTGCTCAGTTATCAAATAACGCTGCACAGTTTAATGCGTCACAGTCAAATGCACAGGCACAGTTTAACGCAGGTCAGGTAAATGTTATTGAAAGATTTAATGCTGAAATAAACAACCAACGTGATCAGTTCAATGCTACCAACAGATTAGTTATTGATCAGGCTAACGCTCAGTGGCGTAGGCAGATAGCTACAGCAGATACAGCGGCAGTCAATCGTGCTAATGAAATAAATGCACAGGCACTGCTAGGCTATTCCCAGTCTGCATATAGTAATTTGTGGCAGTATTTTGCAGACAATATGGAATGGGCGTGGACGTCTGCTGAGAATGAACGTGGTAGAATATCTACTCAGGCTATTGCTCAGTTGCAAGCAGATGCAGCATTTGATATTGCTCAATTTAAAGCTGATGCGGATGCGTCTGCAGGTATTGGTGGTTTTATAGGTGATCTACTTACATCAGATCTATCTAAAACTGTAGCAGGTAGTGTATTAGGTGATTTTGGAAATTTACTTAATTAACAGGAGAATATAAATGTATAATGTTGCATTTCTAGCAATGAATAACTTGGTTATGCCCAAAAGCACTGAGCCAAAAAAACAAATGGGTACTAGTTTACTATCACGTAGTGTTGCTAAAGATAGTGTACCTAAAGAACAAGATGTTAATCAACGTATAGCAAAGTACGTTAGTATTATACGTAAAGACAGAATGGGATTAAAGAATGGTTGATGTATTAGAACCAATGATAGACGCCCCAATTGCAGGGCAGTCTCTTACTGCAGAGTTAGGTAACAGACCTTGGCAGCAACCACCTCAGTATACTACGGTAGAGGAAGCGTTGCAGTATTATGTTCCTCGTTTAACTCACCCAGAAATGTTAGACGATTTATTTAATGTAATGGAAACAGGAATACCATTAACAACTCTTGCTAATGCTATACAGTCTAGTGGTGTAATGGAAGGTAAACATAGCCTTGATGTAGGAATATTAATTATGCCTGTGCTTATGGAAACAATGGCGTACCTAGCTGAAGAGTCTGACATTGAATATGTAGCAGGTACAAACAAAAAAATAGGTAGCGACAAACCTAGTAAAGCTGCAATTGCTAGAGCTATAGCTATGGTTAAAAAAGAACAAGGTGAATCGTCAGAAGAACCAGAAGAAGAAATGCAAACAGAAATGGAGCTAGAAGAGCCTAGTGGTGGTTTAATGTCTAGGAGAAATACAGATGGGGTTTAATTTAATGGCTGCACTTGGTGGTGCAGGTAGAGCAATGTCAGAAAGTATTGAAGAGGGTAGACTTCAAATGGACAAGATAGAACTAATGGACGCAGAAGCTGCCACTAGAGAACGTCTTGCTAAAGCTGAAGAAGACAGACAAACACGTAAAGAAAATAAAAAACTTGCAGAACGATTAAAAGGAATGAACTATGATGATGGTCGTATAGCATTTATTATGGCACAGGGTAGTGGTTTTGCAGAGTCTATGCTAGAACACGCTGCACAAGCTTATGCAAATGGTAAAGACCCTAACACGATACTAAAGCATACAGATAGTATTGATGAATTTAAAACTGTATCTGGTGTTAAACCAAATGAGTCCTCACTACCAGAAGGATTTGCGATAGACCCAGATATACCAAACATATCTAAATACTTTGATATGGATACTAGTGTGACCTCTACGTTGTATGCAGAACCTACTGAAAAACAAACTCTTGAAGAAATGAGAAGAGACATACAAATAAAATTAATAGAAGGAAATTGGACAGCAGAAGATATTGCTGATCCAAGTTCAGAGTGGAGTCAACTTACGAAAAAGAGTCTTTCTTACACTAAGTCTATAAAAGATTTAGCTGAAGCAAAAAAAGGTGAAGTGGACGATGACGGAGACAAAGACACAGACATTTATTCTCGTTCTGACGCAAGGAATGAACTTAAACTATTTGTTCAACAAGTAGCAATAAGTCAAGGGTTTGAGTCTATAGAAGGTGCTATTCAAAATATAGAGGCAGGAACACAGGGTAAAGCAGGTGTAGCTAGACTGTCTGCAAATATCTCGTTTAAAGAAGCCATTAAAGAATCGGGTGGATCAGTAAATGGTACATCAATACAAACTGCAGATTATAATGACACAATAGTTCAATTAAAAAATACTGCCATAGGAACAGCCTATGCCGCACAAAATTTAAGTGAAGAGGGTAATGAGGGTTTAGCTACAAGATATAAAAAGAAATCAAACAATGAAACTTATACAATAAATGAACTAAAACAATATGGTGGTGGTAGACCTCCTAATGTTACCATAGGAGATGTAATTTTATTAGAGGGTAAGATAGCTATTTACACAGGATTTAAACATGAGTATGGGGGTTACCCTATGCCAGAGGTAGCAGAGGGAAAAATGATTCTTCCTTATGTGTTTGCTAATGTTGACAATGATCCTGCTTTTAATATTACCAAAACTGAGAGGTAACTATGGGAATTAGTGTACCTGAAGGTTTTGTAAGTCCATATGATAAAGAAGAAAATGATACAGGGGTAGTAGAACCTACAACTACTGCCCCTTCTTCTGTTGTGCAAGAAGAAACCACAGATACTAGTAAACAAAATTCTAGTTTTAGTGTACCTGAAGGTTTTGTAAGTCCATATGATGAAGAAAATAAAGAACCTCTTGTTACAGAGATAGATACTGTTGTGGCTGAAAAGTTTGACTATGGTAATGAACAAAATCCTGACATGTTGTATGAACCTCAAACAGCAGAAAGTTATGCGGATGATACATTACCTACTGTACAAGATATATATGGGCAGGGTGTAGCTGCAGAGTTTGTAAAAGATGACACTAACCCATATTTAATGAAAGAATTAGCTAGAATAAATGAATTTTTTCTTAAAGAAAATAAAAACACTGGTGTTACAGAAGAGGGCGAGATAAGATTTGAACCTTTGTTGGTAGAAAAATACATTGAAAGATATAATGAGGTATTTACACCAGAAGAAATAGAAAACACAAGAGAAGGTGCTCTTATAGCGTGGACTGAAAGACAAAAACTTTTAGAAAAGTTTAAAGACAGAGCATCAGACGCAGGTTATGACAAAGTAACCGACTATTTACTAGCAGAGGCAATGGCTAATCCAGACGCAGCTTGGGCGCAGAATTATATTAACTTAGACAGTGAGGATAATAATTTTGTACCAGAAACTAAGCAAGAGTTTTTTGATGTTGCTATAAAGAAAAAAGAACGTGGGTTACAAAATTCTTTTTTGACTGCATATAATTATTTATATGACGAAAACCCTATAAGAAGACAGGGTATGCAAATATTTTTGCAGAGTGACATGAACTTTTCTGAAATTAATACCCTTGAGTTTGGTAATATAATGGCTAACCCTTTCGAGATTGCAGGTGATGTAGGTGTAAGTGGGTCTAGATTTTCTAGGATGTGGAGAAAAGGAGATGTAATTGGTATGGCAAGTTCAGCTGCTTGGGTTGTTCTAGATACAGCATCTTTTATTCCTGGAGTTAACTGGCTTAAAAATACTGGCAAAGGTTTTAAAAGGTGGTTAGATAATCCTATATATAAAGCAACAAACAAAGCCATTAAAGAAGGTGGTAGACGTGAGGAAGCTATACGTCAAGCTGCACGTGCAACAATTAAAAA